GAGCATCATTCGTTCGTCTGCGTCCTTAGCAGCCTCAATCTTAGTCGGTACGACGAGTTTAGTGGTTGGAAATCTCCTACTACTGGACGTACAGTCCCCGAACTCGCGATTCATCTCCTCGATGCAGTCGTTTCGGAATTCATTCGCAAGGCAAAAGACAAAGTTGGACTCGGTCGCTCCGTTCGCTTCGCTGAGAAAAGCCGGGCACTAGGTCTTGGCACAATGGGCCTTCACACACTGTATCAGAAACGTGGATTACCTTTCAGCTCGCCTGGCGCTCGTGAACTCAACATCGAAACGCATAAGTGGATTCGAGAGCGAGCCGAAGTTGCCTCACGAGAACTGGCACAGAAGTTTGGGGAGCCCGAGTGGTGCGTGGGGTCCGGTAGACGCCATACTCATCTTATTGCTGTTGCTCCTACTCGGACCAATAGTGTTATTAGTGGGGCGTTTAGTCAAGGGATTGAGCCAATCGATTCAAACTATTTTGTTGCGAAACAAGCCAAAGGAACTTACGTTCGAAAGAACCCTGTTCTAGAAAAGCTTCTCTGTGAGCGCGGAGTCAGCGAAGGGATTTGGGAGCAGATTCTGACAGCAAAGGGGAGTGTTCAGGACCTTACCGTTCTGAGTGACGAGGAAAAAGAAATCTTCAAAACAGCTCGGGAAATTGACCAGTTTGAACTGGTAAAGCAAGCAGCTGATCGTCAACCGTTTATCTGCCAAGGGCAAAGTTTGAATCTGTTTGTAGACCCGGAATCTGACGCTGCGTATATCACTCGTCTTCACCTTTCTGCCTGGAAGATGGGACTGAAATCCCTGTACTACCTAAAGTCAAGTTCTTTGCTAACGAATAAAAAGGTGGTGCCAGCGCTGGTGGTTACAAAGGAAGGTTGCCCGTGGTGCGTCAAACTGAAAGACGAACTTCAAAAGAGAAACATTGTTTTCGAGGAAATCTCGAAGCAAGAGGCTCAAGATAAAGGGTATTGGGACCCTGAATGGCAGACAGTTCCCCAGCTTTGGCTATACAAGAAGCACATCGGCGGCTATACTGACTTCATGGCTCACACTGAAAAAGCCGAAATTCCTCAAGAAACTGGGACAACAAACTATGCTGAATGCACTTCCTGCGAAGCCTAAGATGACACGCCGTCGCAACAAAAAATACCCGAGACTGACGCCCGAGCAGCAGAAACTTGTGACGGAACACACTTGGATCGCAGGCAGACTCGCCTACGGCGCAAAGTGTTTGACGGGAGGTCACACGGGATCACTTACGCGAGAAGATCTTGAGTCGGTGGCAAAGTTCGCGTTGTGCGTCGCCGCAACCCGTTACCGCTCCGATATGGACGTTAAGTATAGCACTTACGCATGGAACACTGCGAGGGGCTACATTCAACACGCCCTTCGAGATTACTCTCGCATAGTACGGACGCCACGTTGGATTGCTAACTACCGGAACAAAGTGTCCGACCTCGTGAAAGAGGGCAAGACCTACAAGGAAATTGCCGAGATTTTGGGCCTTGACGAGAGTAAAGTTCTCAACTGCGAGATGTCCGAGAACAATTACCACGTGTCTTACGATAGCTCGCCCGAGGACTGGAGCACTCCCGAGTTCGTTTACAACTTTGAAGAGCACAAAGCAACGTTGTTAAGCCCAAGCCTCATTCAAGAGATTCGCGTTTTAACGGACGCTGAGATGGTGATGCTGCTAAAGTACGTCGAAGGTGAGCCCATGAGTGACGAGGAGAAGGAATACGCCGCAGAAAAATTCTTTGAACTTCAGGCGATTGCACATGGACTCCGAGAAGAACTTTGAGGTTAAGCCGTTTCCCCTTGAGACGGAGTTTCGCGTGCTTTCGATCAGACGAAGGCTACACGAACTCTCTCGAGAGGAAATTGAAGAGTTTCTGACCGAGGCTCTTTCAATCATGGCGAAATTAGCGCACCAGGTAACTCAGTTGCGAGACTATGTGGAGCAAATTGAGGGTAAAATAGGTGATCTAGACCAATAGCCATGTCAAAGGAATTGCCCAAAGGTCATCCTATGTCAGCCCACAAAGATGAGGTGGGGCAGGTGATGCACCGGTGGAAACATCACGACCCGAAACCGTTGCACAGTGGTCGAGGTAAAGGCGGAAAGGAGGGCAAGGTCGTGAAATCGCAAGACCAAGCAATCGCAATCGCCCTTTCAATGGCAGGGAAGTCGAGAGGTAAGTCCTCTGATCATGCCGAGCGCCTGGTATCAATGGGCTACTCTGAAGACGTAGCTCAAGAAGTTTCCGCGATGCTTGATGGCACCTACGACTTCACAACATGTGAGCGTCCTAACGGCTCCCGTTACGGCACAGGTGGTAAGTGCCGCAAAGGGACTGAAGTCAGCGCAGAGGAGAAGAGTGCCATTAACCAGCTAGCCGACCTACTTCCGGAAGGCGAGAAGATCCTGGACAGCTCAGGAAAGAGCCACACAGTAGGCAAGTCAAAAATGACCAAGAGCGAGAAGATTGCTGCTGAAGTCATGTCTGACTCAAAATTCAAGTCGGACAAGAAGCGCATCGCTGAGATGCTTCGCCGTGGCGTTCCTAAAGATACCGACTTCATTGCTTTGGTTGGCGACACACGTAAGAAACTAGGCGGAGGAAGCACCGATACGGTTCGAAGTTTAACCAAAAAGAAAGAACCTTTCGAGACTGCAATTGCCCCAGTGCCCCCTAAATCGGCAATGACCTCGAAAGATCCTGTAGCAGCGGCTTTAGCTCGTCAGGAAAGCCTCAAAGAGTTCAACAGACGAGAAAACGCTCGAATTGCTGAGATGATTCGAGCCGGAAAGGTGAAAGGAGTAACTGCGGCAGATCTTGACAGGATTGCAGCAGCAAAGCGCCGTAAAGACTGATGAACATACCCGGTTTCTCTCCTGAATCACTCTCAGAAGTGACGTCGATGCTTGAGTTTGCTGACCCGGACTGGGAGAAACAGTTCAAGACCGGGAAGGGTGGCCCTGTAAACAAACAGAACTACGAAACGGATCCGTGGTTCAAACGCAACACCAACTTGAACTCGGATATTGATTCCCGTCGCGGAAAACAGCCTGGCGACCAAGGAAAACTCAAGGAAAACATTGATAGCGAAATGCTCTCCCCTGCGTCGTATCCGAAGGGTCCGGGCAACCCGCAAGGCGGAAGTAGTAAGGAAGTTCAAGGGATGAGAATGCTCGGATGAACATTTCTGGATTCTCACAAGAGGCGCTTGAAGCCGTTTCAGCGATGCTCTACGCGGAGCCGGGGCAGCCCGCTGCGGAGCCTTGCCCGCCCAAGCCACCACCGCAGCCGAAGCCACCACCGCAGCCTCCACAGCCCCCTCAACCGCAAGTGGTGCAGGCTTCGCAACCGGATCCGCAGCTCCAGGCTCAGCAACAAAAGCTGAAGAAACCGAAGTGCATTCCACAACCAAAGTAGTTCACTTAGCTCAAATTCGGGTACAATTGAAACATGGATCTTGGAAAACTTGTAAACTCATCGTTTGACCCCGGCTCGTACCTCAAAGAGGAGCTAGAGCAAGGGCTTGAGCCGATCACCCTGCGAGTTGAGCGACTTGAGAAGAAGATCGATATGCTCATTCTTCTGCTGAGGAGCATCGACGATAACCTTAAAAAGCTGCAACCCGTGTACGACTTTGTAACAAAACTACCTTTCTTCAAAAAGTGAATCATGGCGACTTTCGACTCCAAAAAGTTCTTTGACTTTGCCCAATTTGCGGACCCTGCTAACCCGAAGCACCGGGCAGCGTACGACGAACTGTATAAAGAAATTCTAGCCTTAAAACCCGAGTTACTGACCGACGAAGCAAACTGGGTGCGGATTCATCGGGCGGACACCACAAACGCCCCTGGCGTACCGTCCGTTCTCAACGTTCCCTACTACTCACAACGGGACAACTACCGGGACGCTTCACGCACATGCTTCAGCTCGTCATGCGCGATGCTGTGCAAGTTTCTTAAACCCGCCTCAATCAAAGGCGACGATGATTACATCAAGGAAGTGTTCAAGCGTGGCGACACCACGGATGCTGCTGTTCAAGTTCAAACACTAAAGCACTTTGGTGTCAGTTCACGATTTTCCACTAGCCTTACTTTTTCAACGTTAGACTCTCTGCTAGCCCGTGGAATTCCAGTTCCTGTTGGTATACTGCACAAAGGACCAAGCACCGCACCTTCTGGTGGAGGGCATTGGATCATTGTAATCGGTAAGGAAGTTGACACGAAAGCGCCTGGTGGTTCTTGGTATGTGGTGAACGATCCCTGGGGGGATATTGACAATGCCACCGGCACCTACCTTTCAACAAATGGCAATCGCGTAAAGTACAGTCGCGACCTTCTCAAGTCGCGGTGGACGGTAGAGGGCGACGGAACAGGTTGGGGTATTATTGCGAGCTACGGGTAAAACCACTCAGATGTACAAACCTGATGCGCAAAGCCGGGAGTAAAAAACGTTGCGTTCGCGGGAAAAGTTGCGGCTCGACTTGTATCGCCTCTCAGCGGTCTTGTCGGGTCGCTTTTTTGTCTTCGGGGCAGCTTAGCAAGACGGCGGAACTACTGGCAAGAATGTCGAAGGCCTACTATAGAAATCGTCGAACATTCGAAAATTCCTCGACTAAAGTAGGATACGACAAGTGGAAACCACTCGCTGAAGGCAACTACGGGAAGGTTTCAATAAGTCCGGACGGCAAACGAGTTGTGAAACAACTGCTGGTTGGCAAGGACGGGAAGAAGGGGGAGTTCGGGGAGTTTGAGGTTAAGCTGGCGAAGAAGATGGGTGAACTGGGTCACGGACCCAAGATCTATTCCCATTCGGCCGAGCATATCGAGATGGCGGCAGCCAAAGGCAAACCGCTGTGGGAAGGTTACTCTCGAGGAGAGAATGAGCCCGTCATGAATGCTTCACAGGCAAAAAAGGCGTCAGCGGCGATTCGCGATCTGCACAAGCTGGGTTACGCCCACGGCGATCTTCACGCTCTGCAGTTCATCGTGAGCGGCAACAATGTTCAACTTGTTGATTACGGCTTGAGCGTTCCAGTCTCTCGACAGCCTTCTCGCGTCATGCAAGATCTTTCCAAGATCGGAAGTCTTGTGGACTGGAAAAATCCAGAACTCGCAAGCGATCCCTACGTGAGCATGGTAAATCGATACCTTGGCAGGTACAAAGAAATTCAAGGACACAGTCAGGCGGCGAAGAATAAAAGAACCCGTCTCGGGGAAGAGTACATTCAAGAACTTGGTAGGTTACAATGAGCGAAAACCTGAAAGAAATGATTCGCCGGAAGGAGCTGCTTCGCAAGGGCACTGACGAGGCGGAAGATGAAGCGGACCGAATCTTGCAAGACGTGCTTGAAAATGGCGGGCTAACAACTGAAGAAGTATATGCTCTGATGGCCCACTGACGGGTAAAAGTAGCATATGAAACTCTGAGGGGGTAGTTGTGCCAATCGAGAGGATTCGTGTCATGCGACCGAAACCACCCGAGCGGAAAACACTAGCAGACAGATTTGTCAATGTGGTTGGAAGTTGGAACTTCATTCTAGGCCAATCCGCAGCAATGGTTCTGTGGGTTTGCGTGAATGTTGGGACCCCTGTGAAACCGGACCCATACCCTTTTATTTTGCTGAATTTGATGCTTTCGTCTCAAGCCGCGTTGCTTGGGCCGATCATTCTGATGGCGAACAATCGGCAAGGCGAACTTGACCGAACTCGTGATATTGACCACTATATGCTTGATGTGCGCGAAAGCGAGTTGGTAGAAGGAATCGCGTCGGAGCTTGAGAGAATAGCCAAACGTTTGGACGCAAACGATGAAGAGCACTGGTGAGAATAAGCGAACCTGGAACACACCGGTTCGTGAACCGTGGAACCCTGTGATTAAGCAGTGTTTGAACGCTGTCGACGAGCACATGCGCCTTTACCTTCAAACAGGCAATTCGTGGCATCTCACCCAGGCGGAAGTCCTGCGTAAATACACCCTAGAGCTCAAAAAGTGGATTCATTCCGTTGAAGGCAGGGTATAAATTGGTATCGAAACAGTTTGACCATGTACGGTTCTTTTTCTGAGGAGGCGCTTGAGCAATTCGCTCAACTCGCAGCCCAAACTCAAGCAGCGGACTTCGCTGAGGGCGACACCTACGACTTCACTCGGTGTGTTCGCCCGAACGGTACTGCGTATGGCACTCGCGGCAAGTGCCGCAAGGGAACCGAATCGGCAAAAGAGCCTAAAGAAAGCATTATTGGCAACGCAACGCCGGCTCAACGCGCAGCTATGGAGAATAAAGCCCATCAAATGAGAAACAGAAACGCGCAAGCTGACCGTGCGGCTTTAGCCAAGAAAGTAGCCAAAGAACTCGGTAAAGACGTTACAGCTGTAAAGGTGGCGAAAGAAGTACAGAGACGCCAAGAAGGTATGGCCACCAAAAGAAAGGCAGCCACTACCCCCAACGTCCCGGTTCTCACTAAAGAGGACATGAAAGGCATGAGTGAGGCAGAACTCAGAAACGTTAAAAAACAGATGAACGAGAGGGCATTCGGCAAAGGTAGTGCGCCTCTTTCTAACGAGAAGCTACAGGCAATGTCTGAACAGAATAAATTGATTAACGCTGAGCTAGCTAGTCGAGGTGGTTCAGCAGAAGCACGACCCACAGCGAAAAAAGCAACTTCCGTCGAGGCAAAGGCAACTTGGTCGCAGGCGCAGGGCGCAGTAAAGTCGGCTGCCACTGAAGCCAAGCGTGTAGCCAGTGAAACCAAAGGCGATAAGAGTCCGGAAGCGAGAGCCAAGCGCCTGGCAGCCGGTGCTGCATTAGATAAAGCTGAGAGAGCCGCTGTGAAGGCATCCGACAAGTACTTCGCCGCCGCCAAGCGTGAGAGCAACGCTGCCATGACTCCTGAGCAGCGCAAGCTGGAGCGTGAAGCAAACAAACTGACGAAGGGTGGCTAAGGTATAAAAGTTTACAAAACTTTACAAAGGGTATAATGGTCAGGTAGGCGGTAGTTCCGCTGAGTACTTAAAATGCAAACGTACTTATCATGACTAATGACCGCTTCTGTTTTAACTCGTCGTTCTCCCCTCGCTGATTCCTGGGAGTCTTTCTGCCAATGGGTGACTTCAACCAATAACCGCCTCTACGTAGGTTGGTTTGGTACACTGATGATCCCGACGTTGCTTGCCGCAACTATTTGCTTTATTGTCGCGTTCGTCGCCGCTCCTCCTGTCGATATCGACGGAATTCGTGAACCAGTCGCTGGTTCTCTCCTGTATGGGAACAACATCATTTCTGGCGCTGTTGTGCCGTCCAGTAACGCTATTGGCCTGCACTTCTACCCTATCTGGGAAGCTGCTTCCTTGGATGAATGGTTGTACAACGGAGGCCCATACCAACTGGTTGTCTTCCACTTCCTTCTCGGCGTTTTTTGCTACATGGGTCGTGAATGGGAGCTTAGCTACCGCCTGGGTATGCGTCCTTGGATTTTTGTTGCTTACTCTGCTCCGGTAGCAGCAGCAACCGCCGTTTTCCTGGTTTATCCTTTCGGACAAGGTTCATTCTCCGATGGTATGCCACTCGGAATCAGCGGAACCTTCAACTACATGCTCGTTTTCCAAGCTGAGCACAACATTCTGATGCACCCTTTCCACATGCTGGGTGTTGCCGGTGTTTTTGGTGGTTCTTTGTTCAGTGCTATGCACGGTTCGCTGGTGACTTCCAGCCTGATTCGTGAAACGACTGAGGACATTTCCCAGAACTACGGATACAAGTTCGGGCAAGAAGAAGAAACCTATAACATTGTTGCAGCCCATGGCTACTTCGGTCGTTTGATCTTCCAGTATGCATCCTTCAATAATAGCCGTTCTCTTCATTTCTTTCTTGCTGCTTGGCCTGTGGTCGGAATATGGTTCACGGCGCTAGGCGTCTCGACCATGGCCTTCAACCTAAACGGCTTCAACTTCAACCAATCTTTGGTTGATAGCCAGAACCGTGTTATTCCAACTTGGGCCGACATTCTGAACCGCGCTGGCCTTGGAATGGAAGTGATGCACGAGCGCAATGCTCATAATTTCCCGCTTGATTTAGCTTCCGCCGAGCTGACTCCAGTCGCTCTAACAGCTCCCTCGATCGGTTGAAACAAACACGATTAAATCGTGGGGGTCTTCGGACCCCTTTCTTTTTCTACTAGCACAAAAAAGTCAATGAAACTACTTCATGTAATTTTTTCCACCAACAGACTAGAGTTTCTGCAAAAAACTTTTGAAGCCAATAGAAAGTTTGATTTCAGTGGGGTAGATGTACATCATCTTTTTATAGATGACTATCCGTCAGGGAGAAATGATGAGTTTTTGAAAGAGTTTGTATTTTCCCACGGGTACAATGAGATTATTCTCCATGAGGAAAATCTGGGAATCACTAAAACTTGGAAACAGCTTTTTGACATCGTGAAAGAAAGAGATTATGATTATATTTTACATCAAGAAGACGATGTGGAACTGATCCCTCAGTTGAAAGTGTTAGATTTGATTCAACTTCTTCAACAAGATAACACACTTTCTCAAATTCAGTTGAAGAGAAATAATTGGTATCCGCATGAGACTGAGGAGGTTGGGCCAAAAGAAGATGATTCACTTTTCAAGAATTTCCGGTATGAGAAAGCAACTCCGTACTTCTGGATGTTGATGTCCGTGTATCCGGCATGGATCGCTAAAGAACCCATCTTCGAAGAAACAGGATTTAACCCCTCGGAATATGTAATTGCAAAGTATTTACTGGACAAGTATAAGATTGGGGCAGGGTTGTTAAAAACGTCCGAAGGGGGCATAATGGTAAATCACATAGGCGAGTATTTTCATGGCAAAAGAGTTGCAGAAAATGAGCCTGGTTGGGAAGGGTTTAAGTACATTAACCCTGACACCAAGTATTGTTCAAAAACGGGGGCAATGTTGAAATGAAAGTTAATCTGATTATTGTGGACGATTTTTACAACAACCCTGATGAGGTGAGAAGTTTTGCGTTATCGCAAGAATTTTCTGTTAGAGGAAATTATCCAGGGTTTCGGACAAAATCTTTTTTAAACGATAGTGTTAAAAGTGTTATCAGTTCTCTAGTGTCACAAGCTGGTGGCGAGGTGACTGATTGGTTACTTGACTCGAACGGTGATGGGTATACAGGTGCATTTCAACTCTGCACGGCAAATGACAGAACTTGGATACATTCAGATTACCATAATATGTGGGCGGGTGTTTGTTATCTAACTCCAGATGCCCCTGTTAGTGGAGGTACTGCCTTGTATATGCATAAGGCATCTCGAGAAAGATTTTCAATTGACAAAGTGGACCATGGTGAAGATGCAAGAGATTACACAAAATGGGAAGTTGTTGATAGAGTGGGAAACATTTACAACAGGCTGATACTGTATCCGGGTAGTCTATTCCATGCTTCTGTCGATTATTTTGGCAATAATCTGCATAACGGAAGACTATTTCAAACTTTCTTCTTCAACACACAGTATTGAGCACAGTTTGGACGGTTTACCGTACCTGCTAAACCGGTTAACCGCCCTTTACTCCGCCGGCAAGGCGGGCTATAATAAACTCAGTTAGAAAACGACACATGGAAACCTGGGCCATCTTCACTGGTACCGACCTCGCTCTCGCTGTGATTGGCCTCGTTGGCTTCGTTTCGGTTGCCATCGTAATGGCAACTGCGAGCGGCAACGTGGCGAAGCGGGAAATCACCCTTCGCAAAAATGCAACCGTACAGTCTGATGCCTCTGATTCTTGAGATCGGAGGCTTTCTGTTGGGAATTGCCGCCCTGGCGATTCCTCTCCTCATTATCCTACTTTAAGGGTAAAACAACTCACGTTCATTTGTTATTTGCAAATAGCAAACGGAAGTAGGCTTTTCGCCGAAGGAACGCACTCTGTGAACACTATGGAGTGACGCCATGCAACCTGGACTCATCTTGTGGATTCAAGCCCAACGAAAAATCGCTGAGCGAATCCGAAAACAGTTCAAGTTCAACGTTCCAACTGGCATCGTTTGAACTTTCAGGGAGGGAAACCTCCCTTTTCTTGTATGCGAACATTTTAACGGTAAAGAAGCACCTCGAGGGTAAAATCAACTATTGATGAAGCCTTCCCTCCATGTACGTTCTTCAGAATTGGACATTTACCCCTGGAGATGAAGGGGAAGGCACAATCGAGGTTCCCGGTGTTTACACGATTGAGCAATTCGCTCACATCACGAACCTGACAAGAAATATCCCTCTGTTTGATCCAGAAGCGCATGAGGCAACAGCTGTATTAACCAGTAACGGACTGGCATCCACTCTCACTATCGCTCAGAACACTTCTTTCTGCCAGCCAACCGACGAGCTGCAGATCGTGATGTACAATCCCTACTACGGTGGGGGAGGCGGTCCGACTTCAGATGTGGCGGTTACAAACTGGCCTGTTTCCCAGAACATCAACGGAATTGTTGAGATTAGTAACGGGGTCGGAGACCCCATCCCCGTGGCCGGGACAGTCTCTGTTAGCAACTTTCCCGCCACCCAACCTGTTTCCGGTTCAGTCTCTGTTAGCAACTTCCCCGCTACCCAGGCAGTAACGGGAACTTTCTGGCAAGCCACACAACCAGTCAGCGGAACCGTTGAAGTTACCAACGACGTTGGCAATCCCCTTCCAATCAGCGGCACAGTTACCGCCAACCAAGGAACTTCTCCTTGGGTTGTTTCAGGGAACGTTACGACGACTTCAACTGTTACGGCATTTCCGTACATGTCGACGGACGCTTTCGGACGCCTGCGCACTTCCGCCCCATACACGCTGTTTGACTCCAGCCATCGTTACGCAGACAACAATCTTTGGAGCACCGCGACTGTAACCGGCGGTTCTACATCTTTCAACGCCGCCCAAGGTTTGATCGACATGAGCGTAACCACGGCGGCGGGTGCCGAAGTGATTCGAGAAACCACGAAAGTTTTCGCATATCAACCCGGTAAGTCTCTGCTGGTGATGGACACATTCGTGTTCAACGCACCCAAGACCAATCTCCGCCAACGAGTTGGTTACTACGGTTCTGCCAATGGTTACTACCTTGAGCTAGGCGGTACGGCGAACAGCCTTTGTTTCGTCGAAAGAAGTTCCGTCACCGGTTCCTTAGTCGAAACGAAAATCAGCCAAGCCGGAGGTGTATACGGACCGAGCGACACTGGCTGGAACGTTGACCCGTTGAACGGAACAGGTCCTTCAGGGTTGACCCTGGATCCAACAAAGGCGCAGATTCTATTCCTCGACATGGAATGGCTGGGTGTCGGAACAGTTCGCCTCGGTTTCGTGATTGACGGAACATTCATCCTGTGCCACCAATTCCAACACGCGAACTTGATCACTTCCACCTATATTACCTCGGCTTCTTTGCCGATGCGTTACGAGATTGCTAACTTAGGGGTGACAGCGTCGGCGAGTACGCTGAAACAAATTTGCACGACGGTAATCTCAGAAGGTGGTTACGAACTGCGAGGATCTCAGCAGAGTGTCGGAACGTCGATTACAGCGCCAAAAGCTTTAACCGTGGCAGGAACTTTCTACCCGGTTGTGTCCCTTCGACTGAAAACTTCTCGACTGGACGCAATCGCAATTCTCACTGCGATCTCGATTCTAGGGAGCGGAAATAACGAGGTTTACAGCTGGCGCGTAGTTGCAACCGGAACAGTTGCAGGCGGGACTTGGGTGAGTGCCGGAGCTAGTTCTTCCGTGGAATACAATCTAACAGGTACGGGAATCACGGGTGGCAGAGTTCTTGCCTCGGGTTACACATCCGCCTCAAACCAGGGCTCACCTTCAATTGACATTCTGAAAGAAGCTCTGTTTGCCTTCCAGCTTGAGCGCGACGGTTTGACGGGAACTCCGTACACGCTATCGGTTGCGGTTGCCGGAGCAAACGCCAGCCAGCTTGTTTACGCCAGCATGGACTGGGAAGAAATCAGCCGCTAATTCCTTGGAAAAGATTCGAGTTATCGCTCAAGATGTCCTTCTGAGTGACATCGACCCTAAAAATCTAACCAACGATTGTTACATCGTTGTCCGTAGAGACGGTGTCACCGATGTGATCAAAGCTCGACGAATGGTCGATATCTTCGATCATTATTACGATCTCGGCATCCTGCTCAAGTCGATTGATTTCAGCGGTGGAAGAAGGAACCCGCGATTGCAAGACCCGGAAATGTAGTTTACTTTCGGCGGCAGAGGGTAAAATAAGGGAAAGTATTGCCTCTTCCCATGGCGTTCGATCGAAATCCGAAGTTCGGGGCGGACCAGTCGTTCTCCGAAAGCGCGAAACGTGTAACTGATCTCCTGTGGGAGACAACGGGGGGAAACTTCTCGGAATTCCCACGTTCTTACCTGCAGAATCTGCGGCACGATTTCGCAGATGGTCGTATCTCGATGCTCGAGTTGATCGACCGTATCGATCTTGGCCCTGAAGCAACCTACGACGAATACTGCGAGGTTGTTGATGCTTTGCTGAGTGTGGATCCTTCCCAGTGGCCTGATCCGGACTCGGTTCTACAGGTTCAAGCAGACAAGCTTGAGTTTCAGATTGAGCCCGAGCCCGTAGAATTCAACGAGTTTGAGTTTGCTGAGGGCGATTTAAGCGCCAAGATGGAAACTTTCTTGAAGAAAGTTATCGCAAGCGTGTACCTGGATGGCGTAACCGACGTTACCGATAGCGAAGGTAATCCCCCGAACGAAGCCAACAACTATCTGATGGCGGACGACGGCAAATCCTTCAGCGGTATCTTCTACGACGCCGCACCGGGCGAGAAGGCGAAGCAGTTCTCCTTCACAATCTCCGAAAAGAAAGACGGCAACTGGCAGATTTCCTATTGAGGTTCCTATGAGCGATACGTCGTCAAAATACGATGAAACGCACCCCTGTGAAGGCTCTTCGGAGTTGAATGGCAAGGATGCGTCGTATCGCACTGCGAAGATGATCAGCGATTCTCGGCCAGTTTTGAAGAGAAGGGTAAGAGGCGCTCTTGTTCCAATGCGGTATCAAGATGAATCACCTCTCGCGTAGTTTTCAAAAACATATCGGTCAAAGAGGATGCCACTTCTATGACTCAGAAGCCTGCAATTTTCTGACTTGGGAAGAAGTTTTCAAGTTTCTTCGTTCTCTGCCTCAAAAGGACACCGAGGACGTATTCGCTGAGAAGTTGACGGAAACACTGGCAAATTACGACCCGAACCGAGAATACCTGGCCGTTCATCAGCACGGGGATTCAGTTTCGGTGGAGCTTTACGCCCATTCTCGACAAGTGTACAGGAAATAAAATGAAACTCGAAGATAATTACATAAAATCCAAGTTTCGCTGCCCGCTTTGTGGCCTCGTGATCGGATGCAACGAAGAAAGTGGTTCTTTAATTTGCGACCTGAAGGAGTTGGCAGAGCATGTCAAAGAGTGTCGGAAAAGGGTAAAACCTGATCATGACCCTGAACACAGCCACCGATCATAAACAAGTGAGGAACCCTAACATGAACGAAGAATTTACGGTCTACTCCAACAAATCGGTAAAATACCTGAACGACGCCACAATCGTTGCCCGTCTTTCGCATTGGAATGTACGGGGTCCGAACTTCTATGAGGCCCACCTTCTTTTCGAGAGAATCTATAACGATCTCGGAGAACTGATGGACGGCCTTGTTGAAACCCTTCGCGCATGCGGGTTTGACCCGGATTTCAGTCTGTTTACAGGTCCAGGAATCTCGATGGAGTTTTTCGATGCGCAGTCTCTGGTGGAGCTTAATCTTGATTACATCATGGCTCTTAATAGCGCCGTTGGTATTTTTTACAAGTTCTGCGAAGAAAACAGTCAAGACCCCCGACTCGTTGGAATCGGTAGTCACATGCAGGCGATGGCAGAATCAATTCTGAGCGATTTGTATCTACTCCAAGCTTTCGCAGGTCACTGAGTTTACCCGCCAGCTCGGCACCTATACTGAGCTCAGTGCGACTTAACTCGAAATGTTCCTGGTTGAAAACGTGTCCGGAAAATTCTGGACCGGGTGCGCCTGGGGGGAGAGGGGAAAAGTGTTCTGCACCATCGGACGAGCAGTTCGTTCCCTTCACGAAAACGGCGAGGATTTGGAGTCCAAATGGCTAACGATTACCGAGGTCCCAAGTGATTCCGCCGCGTTCGTTCCCTCCAGGGATCTTGCAAATGTATGAGGTTGATTCCGATGGAACTAAACTTCTACTACAAGAGCTTCCAACTTCGTCGAGAAATCGAGAAAGGATGCACACAATGCGAAACGACATTCTCATTGTGAACCCTACGAAAACAATCATCATTTCAGAGAACAATGCCTGGGTTTGACACAGATCCCGACTCATTCACGATCACCCTTGAAGAAGATGACGAAGGTAACCTCGTTTTTCCGTTTCCTGACGAGCTCCTTGATGCCCTCGGCTGGGGTGAAGGAGACACTCTCGAAATTTATGCCGTTCACAAGCAAATCGTCTTCCGAAAGGTTGAGGACGGAGCTCGACCTGCTACTTCAATCGAAGTATCGGATTGACGATCTGTGATTACCGGTTCTGGAAACAGACATTTGACCACCGTTCGCCTTGACAGTCGAAACTGCTCGGCAGAGGTGTGGTGGTGCGAAGGAAAACAAGAGTGGCACTGGTGTCTTGTTTGGGAAGATGGAGGACCATGGGGAACTCACATGCACAACGGAATCGCACCTACAAAGATGAAAGCTCGCGCAGATATCGTGAAAACCATGATATGGATCGAGGATAAGTGGCCAACGCTTGAATACTTCCAGGGAGCCTAATGCTTCACCTAGTACGCACACTTGCCGACAGTCCCATTTGGCTCGGACTTTGCGGATTTGGTGTAATTGTTGTTCCAATGCTCGGACTGCAGTATATTTACGAGCAAGAGCGACGAAAGGGCGGTTAACCGCCTGAAAAAGCCGGTTTGCCCCCTTTACTCGAGCCTTAAAACGGGTTATAGTTAAAGGGTGGTTGGGTGCTCCGTCGGCTTTACGGCTGGCGGGTCACCGGTCCGGGGATTCTCTTGTGTGGACCCGGACACAACCACCGGGTTACCGCCCTCTCTGGGCGGTTTCCACCCCTTTACTTCTGGCGCAAAAGGCGCTATAGTTAAAGGGTGGTTGAGGAAAGCCTCGCCCCGAACCTTGAAAATTCGATAGACTGGAACGTGGGGTGCCTTGGCGGTGCTCGGAGAGAAAAACCTCCAGAAGGAACTCTTCAGTGACGGGTTCGATTCCCGTTCATTCCATTCCAGTCTTATTTGCCCTCCTGGCGGAATTGGTAGACGCCCTGGTTTTAGGTACCAGTGTCCTTGTGGCGTGGGAGTTCGAGTCTCCCGGAGGGCATAGGGCGGTTTCCCGTACCCCCGGTACGGTTTCCACCCCTTTACTTCTGGCGCAAAAGGCGCTATAGTTAAAGGGTGGTTGAGGAAAGCCTCGCCCCGAACCTTGAAAAGTGAAAAACCCACCTCCTTGCGTGACCGGGTCGGCGCCGCCGACGCCTCAGTCACTGGGACGGTTTCCCGCCCTCTCTGGGCGGTTTCCACCCCTTTACTTCTGGCGCAAAAGGCGCTATGATAAAAGGGTGGTTGAAAGAGGTTCTTCTCCAAGGTCACACGAAACTTGAAAACTCAATAGAAATTACCAAAAAACCTTTGGTGCCTGGATATGCGGTCCAGGGTAAATCGCACGGCATGAACTGAGCCAAAGGTATTTTAAGTTAGAAAGGTTCCATACGACTGGGATTAAATGCGGCCCCGCTTCGGCGTTGTCTAGTCCAGCCTTTCAAGTTTAATGGTCCTATCGACTAGCGGTTAGGTCACAACCCTTTCAAGGTTGTAGCACGGGTTCGAATCCCGTTGGGACTATTAGAGTGAAACGTGTGGTATCAGACCCACCGCTACTTCAGTAGCGTAGTTTAAGAGCTAAAACGCACTCGAAACGAGAGGTGGGTAATGACTTCGGTCGGACGGTCACTTCATCAGTTCTGGCAAATCGCGGGGACTAGGGACGCCCGCCTCTTGGTAATCAGTGAACAGCTGGTTAATGACGGACGCATCGCCCCAGCCAAGAGTCCACGGGTCGTTAGCTCAGCGGTAGAGCACTCGGCTTTTAACCGATTGGCCCTGAGTTCGAATCTCAGACGACCCATAGAGGTTACAAACCTCGTCTTGACCCTATAGTGAAGTGGTGATCACGCTACCTTGTCACGGTGGTATCACGGGTTCAAATCCCGTTAGGGTCGTTGGGTTGCTGCCCGATATGAGAAACACTCCTGTATTTCTAGGATACGGCAGGGTGAAAACTCGGAATTACCTCTGCCCCGTCTCTTGGGGATGCGAATTGAGGAAAGGTAAAGGGAAGAGACAGCAACCCATATTGGAATCGTAGCTCAGTGGTAGAGCACTCGGCTGATAACCGAGCGGTCACAAGTTCAAGTCTTGTCGGTTCCATTGCCCAGTAGGGCACGGAGAATCACTTCCTTCGTTATGAAACTTCGGTTGGTTAGTGATAGGGACAAGTCCGAAAACTTGTTTGGTGGTTAGGTTGCTAGCGGCCTACCCGCCATAAGGGGACTTAGCTCAGCTTGGTAGAGCACACGGTTGAAGCCCGTGGTGTCGATGGTTCAAATCCATCAGTTCCCATTGCCCTTCGGGGCACAACCGCAGGCCGCTACCTCTGGGGTCTTTAACGTTGTAAAAATCAGGAGTAAGTGCGTCCAGCTGGCAACGGTTACTTCTACCAGGGGCTTCATCGTGGAGTAGAGCAGTCCGGTAGCTCGCCAGGCTCATAACCTGGAGGTCGCAGGTTCGAATCCTGCCTCCGCCATTGCCGTAAGGCAAACTTGAGCATAAGCCGAGTCCTAAGGGTAGGAAGTTCAGGTGGACCAGCATTTGATTTGTTGACTTAACCAATCGTCAGATGAATGCTGCGGAAACCTAGGTGAGATGGTAACTCACTGAAAGAACGGTGATAGTTCGATTCCATCACTCGGTACGCTTTTATTGAAACGGGAATGAGATGCGCCCTAAAGACACTCCCACAATGGCCTGTAGTTCAGCGGTAGAACGCTTGACTGTTAATCAAGTTGTCGCAGGTTCGATCCCTGCCGGGCCAGTTCCCTCGTCCATGCGATGCCTACTAGACGAGGGGGAAGTAGGCTTGTGCCCAGATGCCATTTGGCAGTTTGCGTAGTCTGGGAGCGAGAAAAATGCCAAACGGTCTGTAAGAGTCATAGTTCAGGCTCCCAAATAGGTTATGAATGGGTGAACTCCCATTCCATGCTCAAGCGTTAACGACACTCACGACTTGATGCGGGAAAAAGAAGAAGTGTCCCAGGTCTAGTAACGTACCTGGGTGAACGAAACGGACAAACACGCCGCAAAAAAAGGGAGGTAGCGGCACCCTGCCGAGGTAAGGAAAGCAAAAGGAGCATGGGCACCGGCGTACACCGGCACGTGTCATCGACGTCTCGGGTACTTGCTAGCAGTCTCTAACTGTGGCCGGGGATACCGCACCTGCCTCGTTCCCGCTCTGCGTGGTCCGGAAATGTCCGGGCGTAGCATCGGGCTGCGGTTTGCCTCACCGTCCCGCGTTCTTCGGATCGCCCAAGGGAAAACGAAGCACCCTCCGTTCTAGACACCGGAGTCGTATGGAATACGTCGTTAAGTTCCCGACACGGCCACTCATACAGTCGTTAATGTGTGGTGCTTTCTTGAGGGCTGTCTTGCCGTTGGTGCTGCTGGATGAAACACTCTTACCGGCCAATATGCGAGCCCTGCTGGAAGCCACGAGCCCCCACCTCTGTGCGTTCTTGAAGCGTTTCACGTGTTAAATGGGGCCATCACGGGACGTAGCTCAGCTTGGTAGAGCGCCTGCTTTGGGAGCAGGATGCCGCAGGTTCGAATCCTGCCGCCCCGATTGCCTTCGGGCAACAAGGAGTTTTGCTGCCTTGACCAAAAAGTGCGACTCCAGTACGGAGAGTATGCCGTGCGCCAAACTCCTGAGGCATAAGGGAGGCTAATGACCTGATACGAATGGTCCCCGCTGGCATTCTCATGGGTTACAGAATGCTACACCGCCCAGCTGGTAACTGGGCAAACGACGGTGATTGAAGGTGTTGAACTGACAATCTACTCTGCAGAGACCGTCAAATCCCCCGCAAGGGGATTTCGGGAAAGTGTCCGAGTGGTTAAAGGAGGAGGTCTGTAAAATCTCTGGCTCTGCCTACACTGGTTCAAATCCAGTCTTTCCCACTTCGCCGTCATAGCACAGTGGTAGTGCGCCATCTTGGTAAGATGGAGGTCCTGAGTTCAAGCCTCAGTGATGGCTTTGGTACTCGTCTGGCGGATAGCCAGGAAGGAGGCCAAAGAGGGTGCAACAAGGAATGTTGCATTAAATGAAGAGTCCCCTAAGTCACAACGTAGACGCACTGTTAAGGTGATCGTAGGTGAACACTCTCGCCCTGCTTGGGGAATTAGCTCAGCTGGTAGAGCGCCTGCTTTGCAAGCAGGATGTCAGGAGTTCGAGTCTCCTATTCTCCATCGTTCCTTCGGGAACGTTCGCGGATGTAGCTCAGCGGTAGAGCATCTCCTTGCCAAGGAGAAAGTCGAGGGTTCAAATCCCTTCATCCGCTCCTTGGAGAGGTGGTCGAGTGGTTGATGGCTCTAGTCTTGAAAACTAGCGAGGTGAAAGCCTCCGTGGGTTCGAATCCCACCCTCTCCGCTGTGGTCGTAGCATAATGGTTAATGCGCCAGATTGTGGATCTGGTTCATGTGAGTTCAAATCTCATCGACCACCCCGTTTCGGTAGCCAAGTGGTAAGGCGAAGGTCTGCAAAACCTTCATACGTCGGTTCGATTCCGACCCGAAACTTTGGCCTCGTGCCAAGTAATCTGGAGTAGCCAAGTGGTAAGGCAGCGGGTTTTGGTCCCGCCATTCCTGGGTTCGAGTCCTAGCTCCAGAACCAAGTCCGTGTGGCGCAATTGGCAGACGCGCTACTTTGAGGTGGTAGTTGTTGGAGGTTCGAGTCCTCTCACGGACATTGCCCTCACGGGCAACTTTACCGAAATAGTGTAGTGGTAACACGACAGTCTCCAAAACTGTTATCCAAGGTTCAAGTCCTTGTTTCGGTGCCATGCTCTCTTAGCTCAGCGGATTAGAGCGTCTGACTACGGATCAGAAGGTCGTAGGTTCAAATCCTACAGAGAGCGTTTGCCCTCGTAGCTCAGTGGCTAGAGCATCCGCCTTCTAAGCGGTTAGTCGCAGGTTCAAATCCTGCCGAGGGTGCCTTGCCCTTGTGGTGAAATGGTAAACACAGCTGATTCAAAATCAGCCGCCGAAAGGTTTGTCGGTTCAAGTCCGACTGGGGGCATTTCCCGAAAGGGAATTTGAGAGATTAGCTCAGTGGTAGAGCGCAGGATTCATACCCCTGTTGTCGGTGGTTCAAATCCACCATCTCTTACTTTGCCTTCTTAGCTCAACGGACTAGAGCATCTGACTTCGGATCAGAGGGTTGTGGGTTCGAATCCTACAGGAGGCGTTGCTCGCGAGAGCAAATTTGGAAGGGTGGCCGAGTGGTTTAAGGCAGCAGTTTGCTAAACTGCCGAGTCGGGAAACCGGCTCCGAGGGTTCAAATCCCTCCCCTTCCGCCAGGGCGATTAACTCAGCGGTAGAGTACTTCCTTGACACGGAAGAAGTCACTGGTTCAAGTCCAGTATCGCCCATTGTCCTTCGGGGCAAAGTCCTCTCACAAGACTAGAAACTGGGGCGCTCTGTGCGACACAGGCGTTCGAATCGCCTTACCTCCACTTTACGGGGGTAAACTGGTTATCGACCGTGCAGGGTGAAGTGAGAATAAATCTCAACAACATCGTTTCATTCCGCAGGACTGCTGTTGCCGTTTGAGCAACGCACTCTGAGCGCACGGGGAGGTTTACGCCTCCCTTTTTTCCGTTATAATAGCGGCGTTGCTTTTAACACCGATTTATGAGGTCGGCCCCACGATATACTGCGGGGAGCAACTCGGGAATGCAGTCATTCCTTAAACTTCTGGAGCCACCCACAAGTGCCGTTGAAACACGGACCCACACTTTGCGAGGTGGATGTTGATTTCTATTTATTTTCGTGCTTGTTTTCTCTAAACTCAAGAACCTTCTGGGAGCTGCTGTCGTAGTTAGCACAACTCTGGTTGCCCCGTCGCCCTCTCTTGCTGCAAGTTGCAGTGGAGCCAGCTACTACGGTCACATGGATGGCTATGCGTGGCAAACTATGGCCAATGGTCAACCAATGAACCCAAACGCAATGATTACGGCTCATAGGAACCTTAGGTTTGGAACACGGCTTCGTGTTACCAACCAGAGCAACGGAAAGTCTGTAATCGTAACTGTAACCGACAGAGGCCCATTTATCGCTGGTCGTGAACTTGATTTGTCCTACGGAGCGTTCTCTAAGATCGCTTCCCCAGGTCAAGGAGTTGCCAGGGTATGTTATTCCCAGGTGTAAACAAGTTTAGGGTATAAACCCGTGGGAGCATGTGAGTTTTGTGGTGATTCTCACCGCTGCTCCCCTAAAAATCACCCACAACTTATTATGGACAACTTTGTTGTTTATGCTTATTGCCGCAAGGACGGCACATTCTACTACATTGGTAAAGGCCGCCCTCGTCGCCCCTACGGAAAGCGTAAAGAAGGTATAAAGCCACCAAGAGATAGAGACAGAATCTTAATACTCCACTCTAGACTGTCTGAACAAACAGCATTTGACTTTGAAGAAAAACTTATTCTATTTTACGGTCGGAAGGACCTTGGCACAGGGCTCCTTCGGAACATGACTAATGGAGGTGAAGGGGTCTCGGGATGGATCCCCGACGGAGAATGGAGAAAGAAAAAGAGTGAAAGTATGTCAGGAGAAGGCAACCCGATGTTTGGTATGAAGCTGGCAGGGTCTTCCAATCACATGCACGGTAAAAAACTTTCCGAAAACCATGTTAGGAAGATCTCCGAAAACAGGCGAGGTAAATGCACGGGTGAGAAAAATCATTTCTTCGATGTTCACCTAACAGGCGAACTCAACCCTATGTACGGTAAGGAACGACCAGACCTTGCCGCCCGGAATAAAGAAGGTTGCCCCTCAACAGGAACTAAGTGGTACAATAATGGGGAAGTGGATAAAAGATTCCAGCCCGACTCTGTGCCCGAAGGTTTTACGCCTGGACGCTTAAAAGTGGCCCAAGGGCACAAGAGGCCCGACTTATCCGAGAGAAATAGAAAAAGAGGTTTACCAAAACAGTAATCACCTATACTTAATTTGTTCGCCCCGTTAGCTCAGCTGGATAGAGCAACTGATTTGTAATCAGTAGGCCATCCGTTCAAGTCGGATACGGGGCTCCTCGCGGAATTAGTTCAGCGGTAGAACGCTCGCCTTCCAAGCAAGATGTCACCGGTTCGATCCCGGTATTCCGCTTTCCCCGATCACTCTAATCGGGGGTTTTGTACAAAACACTCTAACTATATAGAGCATGATCAAATCTTTTATTGTTGCCGGTGCTGTTGTTACGACGCCGCTGGTAGCATCTGCAGCTGATCTTAATATCGCCGCAGTCAATCAATACTCTTCCGAGCAAGTGACGAGCATTGCTCAATTCTCAGACGTCAAGCCTACCGACTGGGCGTACGGTGCTCTGCAAAAACTCGTAGAAAACTACGGTTGCGTTGCAGGTTACCCGAACGGAACTTACGGTGGCGGTCAAGCGATGACCCGTTACGAAGCTGCCGCCCTGCTGAATGCCTGCCTGGATCGCGTAACTGAAGTCACGGACGAACTCAATCGTCTTGCCCGTGAGTTCGCCGCTGAACTGGCCGTGATTCGCGGTCGCGTGAGTAAGTTGGAAGCCAAGGTTGGTCAACTGGAAGCAACTCAGTTCTCAACCACCACCAAACTTCGCGGTGAAGCAAGTTTCATTCTGGGTGGAGTTGATGGCGCCAAGACTCCCGGTGTTGGCAAAAACGCTCCCGGCACGAACGTTGGGGAAACCGCCTTCAACTACGACCTTCGCCTGAACTTCGACACGTCGTTCACCGGCAAAGATCTGCTGCGCACTCGCCTGCGTTCCGGTAACTTCTCGGCTCAACCTTTCGGGTCAAGCTCCTCGCTGTTCAAGCTGGACAAGGCTGAAAGCACCGCCGACACTGTCAAACTGGATCGCCTGTACTACCAGTTCCCCGCCTTCACGAAGGGTCTAACCCTGACCGCTGGCCCCCTGGTTCGTAACACGGAGATGGCCTGGATTCCTTCCGCATACAAGTCGGAAATCCTTGACTTCTTCCAGCTTGCTGGTGCGCCTGGTGTTTACAACAAGGCAACCGGTGCAGGTTTCGGCGCCCAGTGGAGGCAGCCCGGCAAGAAAGGTTTCGTGGCTGGTCTGAACTACGTTGCCCAGAATGGAAGCGATACCACCAAGGGTGAGTTCAACGAGTCCGGCGCCCTGAACACGATGGCTCAAGTTGGCTACCGTGCTTCTAATTACGGTGTTGCGTTCGGTTACCGCTACGGTACGGAAGGAACTCGGGTTCGCACTTTCAACGCTCTGAACGGTGGTTCTGGCGTTCTTGCTCCCGGTCAAACTTCCAACGGCTACGCAATCAGCGCCTACTGGCAACCTTCCAAGTCTGGAATCGTGCCCTCTGTGAGCGCTGGCTACGGCTGGAACACTGTGAGCCTGACCGCTCAAAACAAGACCACTCCTGCAGGTGCAACCAACGCTGAATCGTGGTACGCTGGCCTTCAGTGGAGTGACGTCTTCGCGAAGGGCAACGGTGCTGGTTTCGCTATCGGCCAACCTGGAAATGCCGCAAGTCTTTCCAAGGATGCTCTGATGTGGGAAGCCTTCTACAAGTACCGTGTGAGCGACAACATCTCGATCACTCCCGCTGTCTTCTACGTAACCAACAACCAAGCGTTCACCGGCGCTTCGTCTAACTTTGGCGGCGTAATTCAAACGAAGTTCACCTTCTGAGCTAATCGTTAAATCCCCTTCCGTGTGACGACTTGCCGCCGTAAGCGGCTCCTTCCGCCGGTAGTCTAAATGGCAATGACACCCCGACAAGGGAGTTGGATAGCGGGTTCGATTCCCGCACGGCGGATTGGGGAAAGTAAGGTCCAAACTTGCAAGTACCCCGGAGTTCGGCTTCACTCCGTCAACAAAAGGGCCGCCAGCTCCTATAGCTCAGCGGTAGAGCGCCCTCCTTACAAGTGGGATGTCGTCAGTTCAAATCTGGCTGGGAGTATGTTTTTTCTGTAAAATGAAAAAAGCAAAGCTCAGAAAAATTATTCAGAAACCCTTGCGGTTTCATCACCAGGACATTCACGAAGAAATCGAAGGTTTGACTGATCTGTTGATGCAAATCGGAAATCGATTGATCTTGATTGAAAATATGCTAAAAGAGATCAAAGATAACGAAAAGGGCGGTTAACCGTACCTGGGAGGGCGGTTTACCCCCTTTACCCCTGGGCCAAAAAGCGCTATGCTTATAGCATGGATAACTTGCGAAACAACCTGATCAACTGGCTGAACGACTATGGGCTGGCTCGCCTGGCGGACCTAGACATCCGCGTTTCTACGGACGACCGTTTCCCTGGTTTGTTCAACCTGAAGTACGGAGTAATTGGTACCGACAAGGGTAACCCGATCGTACGTGCTTGCCGTGGTGCCGTCGTAGAGCGAGTGGATAACGACGGTGATCATTCGCCGTACTTTCGCCTGGTTGCTTACGCTTTCGACCGGTTCTTCAACCTGGGCGAAGCTGAAGCTGATGAGATTGACTGGTCCTCTGCGAACGTTTACGAGAAGTATGATGGCTCGTTGATCAAACTGTTCTGGAACGGTGCGCAGTGGGTTGTTTCTACCTCCGGTTCTGTCGGCGGTGCTAGCAGCGTTGGTGATTCCGGTAAGTCGTTTGAAGAGCTGTTCTGGGATACCTTCCGGTACATGCGCTATAACGCTTTCGACCTGAACCCGAATTACTGCTATGTGTTTGAGTTGTGCGCTGCCGAGAACCGGATCGTTGTGAAGTACGACGAGCCGATGTTACGGCTGCTGGCAGTGCGGGATCGTGCGAACGATTTCGTAGAGTTGCCGCTGGGTGATTTCTCCCACGTATTCTGGGTGGCTGAGTCCTTCAATTTCGGTGCTGACAACATCGTTGACGCAGTCAACGCTCGCGGTGCCGACCACGAAGGCTTCATCGTTTGCGACGCGAACGGTAACCGAATCAAGGTCAAGTCCGACGTTTACGTTCAGTTGCATCGCGTTCGCGGTAACGGGGATCCTGACTTCTCCGAGCTGTACCTGAACGACGATCTGGACGAGTTCCTGCTGCACTTCCCCGACTATTCCGCAGAGTTCAACGCTTTGCGCGATCGTATCGGCGATATCGGGTTCATGGTTGAGGGTTTCGTGCGACTGTACGAAGGTTACTCCCAGAAGGAATTTGCGGGCATTGTCCTCGAAAACCACCCGAATGTTTCCGGTGCAATGTTCGGCATTCGTGCCGGCAAGTACGCGAACTTCATGGAATTCGTGGGGCAAATGAAGCCCAAGCAGCTGGACGCCTTGCTGGGCCTGTGACTTTAACACAGCCCAGCTGCGACCCTCGAACCCTGATTGAATCCTGACGATGAAACCCTACCTACACGGGAGACTCCACGCTAAAAAGTACGGAGGACTTCCCGATGACTACGCTGACATCGATGACTTTATCGACAGCAGCAAAGCAACCTTTCCGGACTTTCGCCACCGGGCGATTCTGCATTCCGCGTTCGGTTGCTTCCTCGTGGAGCAAATGTTCGGCCGAGTCCGAACCAACTCCGCAGGGATAACTTACTCACCGAGGGACATTGCCGAGGACCACATCATACAGGACCTCGGTTTTATTCCCACGGTGGAAAAATACCTGGAGAACATGACTCCACAACCGTGGATGTCTGGAACATCCAAAGGCAACAAACAATCCCGCTTTATTCCACTGAAGATCGACTAATGAAAACGGAAAACACGATGAATGAGCTGATTGAGCAGTTTGAGGGGTTTCAACTGGAGTTTCAAACCCGTGCTCGCGCAGAAATTTCCAAGATGTTTGAGAAGTTCTGGGAACTGAACCCCGGGATTAACGCAGTTGTTTGGACGCAGTACGCACCTTATTTCAACGATGGATCGCCCTGCACATTCTCAGTGAATGACTGCGCCTTCACCAACGCGATCGAACCTGAAGACCTGGATGACATCCGCTGGGAAGACTATGACGGTGAGAAAGAAGACATTTGGGCGTGTTCGCATTGGGGCCTCAAGTATCTAAATGACAATGGAGTTAACCCCGAGGGTGTCAACGAGAAGAGTATGGAGGCACTTTCCAAGATGCTGTGCAATTCCGCCTTTGAGGGTCCCATGCTGGCAATGTTTGGAGAAGACAACCGGGTAATCGCCACGCGGGATGGTTTCCAGGTTGAAGATTACAGCGGCAACCACGACTGAGCGCCATGGGGGGGCGGTTAACCGTACCTGGGAGGGCGGTTTGCCCCCCTTTCGAAAACGGGGGAAGTGAGCTATACTAAAGGTATGGAAATGAAGAAAATGAACCTGTACATCATCCACGACGTCCTGTACGATTACACGGCGGGCATGGTCGTGATCGCTGCTTCCTCGCTGGAGCGTTGTCGTGAGCTGTTCGAGGAGGAGTTCGGCTCGCATATGAAAGAGTACGACGATGCCGTCAAAAATAACTCCTACTCGGTCTACCAAGTTGTAGACGAGGAGGAAGGTGTTAAGGATTACGTTTACGGTGGTTCTTGAATAATGAACCGTAACTACTGTCTGATCGGCGATATTCACTCGCAGTATCGCCCTCTGTGGGAGGCCCTCGCCTATTGTCAAAACAACGCTCTGATCCCTGTGATTCTGGGCGATGTGTTTGATTCGCGCTGCGACTTCAGCGATTCCGCTGGTGTGTACCAGCTGCTGAAGCAAGCTCAGAAAGAACTGGGTGCGATTGTTCTGCGTTCCAACCACCAGGACAAGCTGGAGCGATACATTCGCGGAAATAACGTTCACGTTTCGCCTGAGTTGGCTCGCACGATTGAGGATTTCGCGGCGGCTGAGATTCCGCTGTCGGAAGTGGGCCAGTGGCTGGAAACGATGCCTTACGGCTTCTGTTTTCGCGATGATTCAAACCAGGAGTACAGATGCTCACACGCATACTTCCCTTCCTGGCTCGAAGTGCCTGATTACCCGCTGTTTCACATGGTATTTGACGTGCCGAAGAAGGCGAAGAGCCTGATGATGTACGGACCGAACAGTAAAGAAGGAAAAGGTCGTGTATTCTGGTGGGAGCACGCCAGCGAGCGGCCCTGGGTGCGCGTCGCCGGACACTACCACGTGGTTTGTTCAACCGAGAATTCTTTGGTGCTCGATGCCGGTTGCGGTGGGGTCAAGCGGTCGTGGTTTTGCGAAGAGTCGCCTGCCCTGGTCCTCTGGGACTGCCATCGGAAGGAACTCGTTGAAATTCGAGCTTGATTACAATTCCACTTGTTGTTTATGACTCCCCACAAAATGAAAACAAAAGTCGAAATCAGCTACTGCTGGAAGCTTCTCTCTAAAGAGGGGCATCTGCTAGACCCCCAAACCAGTTGGGGTGAATATGTCTTCAACACGTATGGTTATCCGACTCGCGAAGAAGCGTTTGCAGACTATCAACACCACAGATTGTTAGGACAAACACTTGTTCTTATCGAAACCTATACCACAGTTGCTGACTGGGACAACAATGACTGACTTTCCTTCCTACGAACTGGTGCAACGCTTAATGCACGAATCCGGTTTTCCTGTCGCAGATCCAAACGATGAAATGGTCTTTCCTGAGGCCAAGTTTATGAAACTAGCAAGCCGCCTCATTCAGTACGGTGCCGACCAGGAGCTGGAGGCGTGTTGTGAGTGGTTACAAGATCCTGATCTGAATGTTGACACTTACAAACTCCGCAACGCCCGCCGCCCCAAGCCGCCGAGCCTGAAGGAGAAGGCGCTAGAGGCATTAGGACCGGAACCATTGCCGAAGACTGGCCCCAGAGGAGACATAATCCTTAACGCAGGAACCATTGAACGCCACCGTCTCGTCCGCAAAGCCCTGGAGGCCCTGCCAAATGACTGACGCCATCGATTCACTGACATCCGACCTGAAAGAGTTCTACGCAAAAGCGTACGAAGCCGGAGCGAGAGACTTTGAAGAGTTGGTTCACCGCCACGCGACTTACTTGGCGGACTCTCTGCACAGTAAAGCTCAGCAAGCAGCCATCCTCGCTTTTCGCGACGGTATGAGGGAAGTTTTCGAAAGCCGCTGGATCGAGGCTCAAAAACAAGCCCTTACTAAAACCTAAAATTACAAAACAATGACTGCACAAAAACGTCAACAAATTACCGAGACTCGTCAACTCGACATCGACTATTGTTCCATCCAAACAGCTATTGCAAATTTGACGGAAGCGATGGAACAAGGTTTCACGCAAGTGGAACTGGAAGCCGAGCGAGGATATTACGACTGCGTTACCGCAATCTTCAATGTAACCAAGCAAAGAGAGGAAAATGACGAGGAGTTTAACGCTCGTCTCAATAGAGAAGAGTTCATTCGAAACAGTCGTCGCCAGGAGTACGAACGCCTGAAGAAAGAGTTCGGGGACGCCTGAGGGGCGGTTACCCGCCCACGCCAGGGCGGTTTACCCCCTTTACTTCCGTGCCAAAACCAGCTATAGTTATAACATGAAGATCACCACCAAGGTTCGCCGTACCCACCTCGGTCCCCGATACGACATTTACGTTGACGGTGTTTACAGCGCCACTGCTTACACTGCTCGTGAGATTGAGCCGATCATTCAAACCCTGGAGCTCAAGTACCTGTGAACCACACCGAACACTCTTATTTCATCGAGGAATTCGAAAATATGCGCGGAATTGAACTTCAGACGCTCGTTGCGAGTCGTCTTGAAGACATGGCTGATCAGGTTGAGTTCCTCTATAAACAAGGAAACCATGCTGATGCGGAACTGCTTCGCAACGAAGGTCTTTTCATGGCGGACGCTTGCGACGCTGGCCTTTCTTTTCTGTTCATAAACGACCTGAATCTCTCAAAATGAAACCGTTTCTGTTTTGCCTCAGCTCTGTGATCTTCGGCCAAGTTGTCCTGGCACAGAGCATTCCCGTGCAAAAATTCGGCAGCTGCCCAATCCGAACGTTTGCGTCCGGTGGTGCCTGCGTTCCTGAAGGTAACACCCAAGTTTTCTACAATGGCGGAGAAACCTGCCCCATCGGCTGGACTCGCTCGCGCGACTACTGCGTGCGCTGAGGGCGGTTTCCCGTACCTGGGAGGGCGGCTTACCCGCTTTACTTCCGTCCCAAAACCCGCTATAATACTTACAGTTCAAACAACTTCCGAAAACAAAATGCCTGCTTTTGCTGTCACCAACAACCTCGACTGGACCGTGTCTCACCGTCCCCTGTTCTTCACCGGGAACGACGGTCAGCCCATCAAGTGGGACGAGAAGGTTGCCGTCGTCCGCGATGACAACGGTAAGTGCCTTGGTTCCGTGTCTCCCAATTACGAGACGGTTCAAAACAGCGACCTTCTGAAACTGATCAACCCCATGGTTGAAGAAGGTCTGCTTTCCGTTGAGAACATGGGTTACCTGAACAACGGTGCTCGGGTCTTCGCCCAAGCCCAAGTTAACCAAGAGTTCAAAGTCATAGGCGAGAACTACAAGGCTTACATCACCCTTCTGAACGGCCACGTTGGTAACGCCAGCGTTGCAATCGGCCCTTCGGCCACTCGCGTCATCTGCGGTAACACCTTCGCAATGGCCTACTCTGACCTGAGCGAGAAGTACCGCCACCAGGCTGGTGTGAACGAGCGTGTGCTTGAATCCACCGCTGTGGTTGACTACGTCAACGGTGCGATGAAAAAATACGCCGAGTACGTGGATAAGCTGGCCGTTACGCCTTGCTCCCAGGCGCAGTTCCGTAACGCTCTGGAGGCGATCTACCAGAAAGATGTTGACACCATGCGTGACTCCTTTGTGACCCAACTGAACGGTCTGTTCTACACGGGTCGCGGTAACGAAGGTCGCACCTTCTACGATGCGTTCAACGCTGTGACCGAATACGCTTCCAACTACTCGCGGAAGACCTCGGCTGGTCGCTTCAATTACGCCAACTTTGGCCAGGGTTCTCGCATCAACCAGCGTGCGATGCGGGTGCTGACCGAACTGGCTGCTGTGTGACCCTACTGGGGGGATAAATCTCCCCCCTTTGTTCCTCTATAACAAGACGATGAAATTTCAAATCGGTGACCTCGTCACCAAGCTCAACGGCAAAAAACCAGCAGAAGTAGTTTGGCGTGACGGACACTGTGGGGGTTACTACAAGTGCGTCTACCTCGAGTCCGGCCAAGCCTTTCACTACTACGGCACCGACCTGAAACCCTACGAACAAGAATCTGAAATGACTGACACCAAGACCCTGTACTCCTTTTCCGTCGACGGCAAGACCGCTTACGGCACTCACATCGGCACCAACAGTCAGAACAAGTACCTGATTGAGGAAAAAACCACCGGTTCCATCCACGTTCTGGACAAGGACCAACTGGAAGAAGTTGTGCCTTACACCTTCAGCGCCTCTATCAATGGCAAGGAAATCCATTACATCGGCACTCCCGATGTTCTGAAGAAAGGTGATATTCTGCTGCACACTGGTTCGGCCACGCCGCAAGTTGCAGTGGTGACAGGCGTTGACACCAAGAACAAAGGTGCTCGCTCCAAGTTCAAGGGTGCCAAGATCGTTACGGAGGCAATCTGAAAATATGTCTCCTAAAATTTCTATTGGTACGGAAAGGGCAATTGCATTGTATGATACTGAGTGGTGGAAAGAAAAGTCTTATCGTGAAATTGCTGAATTTCAACTTTTCACTGCCGAACTCTGTTGCCCCTTTGATGTATTTCACGAAGCAGTTGAGAAGTCACTGGGTCGTCCTGTATTCACTCATGAATTTGGACTAAACTATGGGGGAATTTGTAAAGAGTTTCTGGGTGAGAAAGAATCTCCCACGATGAATGAGATTCTGAGTCCGATTCCCCAAGAAAAACTTATTGTCGTTACTAACTGATTATCAAATGACTAAAGTAGTATATAATGCCTGCTACGGTGGGTTCAGTCTGTCCCGTGAAGCATGTGAGCGTTACTGGGAACTTCAAGGCAGAGAAGTTTGGATTGAAAATGGTGACTTTATGGGTATCTTCACCGTTTGGTTGGTTCCACCCGAAGAGCGTATTACACTTGTAGAAGCAAAAAATTGGTCTTCTATGTCTCTTACTGAACGTCATGCTTACAATAAAAAGCATTCCGAACAAACTTGGTATGACCATAATGTTGACCGACACGACCCCATTCTTGTTCAAGTTGTAGAAGAACTTGGTGAGGAAGCAGACGGTGATCATGCTAAACTTGCTATTGCCGAAGTCTCTGGACCCTATCGTATTGATGAGTATGATGGGTATGAGAGTGTTCAACAACCTGGTGGTTACGACTGGATTACTCCCTGAACTTTATTTGAGGTAAATTATGAAACGACAAAACGGATTTATTGACCCCGCCATTGCCCTTGTTGCTGTCGGTATTGTGGTAGTTGGTGGTCTCCTCTTTGTTGGTGGTCCACTGTACAATGTGTGGCAACAATCTCTTGCCGGTAAGGCAGAACTACAGAAGGCAGAATACACTCGCCAGGTAGCAGTTCTGGAAGCACAAGCAAAGAAAGATTCTGCACAACAACTTGCTGATGCCGAAATCATCCGTGCTTCTGGTGTTGCTAAAGCAAACCAAATCATCGGTGATAGTCTGAAAGACAATCGCGAGTACCTCCAGTATCTGTACATCACTGGACTGGAAGAAGGTTCCAACAAAGGTAACGTAACCATCTACGTTCCCACTGAGGGTGGAATGCCTGTTCCTACTCTGCAAATGAACAAGTGACCCAACTGCGTCCACATCACTTTCTACCGCAATGCAAATTACCTTTTACGGCTACGCTCCGCGCGAACGATCCATCACCGTGGATCAAGACGACATCGCAACTCTCCGCAAAATCATGCGCCAAGAGTTCCTCGATCACATCGAGTACGGTCCTTTCGCCAGTCCTTACCCAAGCGAAACCACCAAGGCTATTTTGGCGTTCTGCGCTCGTCACGGTGTGGACGGTTCTTACACGTCCGATCGGCTAGCTTTCTTCAAAGCACTGCTCGGAGGCGTCAATGACTAATCAACACCCAATCATCCCACCGCCCGAGCTGGTGGAGCAGTGGGTGGGCGGCGCCTACCTATCAGATGTGCACCACAACGAAGAAGATTTGGCGTACGAACAGTACATCGCTGCACGTGCCGCCCAATGGGGCGCCGACCAGGAGCTTGAGGCGTGCTGTGAGTGGACGAAAGAGACTCTTGAATTGCCAGGCTCTGCCAATCAACTCCGCAACGCCCGCCGCCCCAAGCCACCGAGTTTGAAGGAGCAGGCGCTTGGCATCCTTGATGAGGCTCACTACGATGTTTTAGAAGATGATCAAATAGCAACTATCCGCCGCGCCCTGAAGGCCCTCGATGACTGATTATTCTTCTGGGAGATAAATCATGGCCTTGCAAATCACAAACCTTCGGGTGAACTTTTGCACCTCGGAGTCACCTAAACCGTGGCCCAATGTCCCCTACATGGTAGTCAACTGCGTTTTCAAATGCAGTCGTTCAAACGATCCCGGCGAAGACTTCGTCTGGTGTCAAGCAAAGGGCGGATCCGAAGAGTATAAACAGGTCCTAACTATCGACGACCCTGAGCGTTACGATGCCTGGATTTGCGACGATCTGGGCTGGAGTCTTTCCAGCAAGTACGATGGTTACGGCAGAGCGTGGACCCAAGAAGATCCCACTTGGCGGTATATTGAAAAGTTCGATTGTTTCTGGTTTCGTGAGTGGGTTGCCGATTGCACCGTGACTCGTGCCATTGTTTCTGAGCTGGCATACTACAAGCAACACGGAAAGCTGCCCTCAGTTTACCGCTCTGTCGAGGACGGTATAATACTCTCGCATCTTCGCGCACTTCATTCGTACTGGGACTGATGAGTGAACCTCTTTATCGAGTCAGAATGCGAGACGGATCCGAATACGAGAATTTAACCCACGACGAAACTCTCCCTCTAATTTCTGGAGAAAACTCGGGGGAATGGCTCATGGTTACTCCAATGGAATACGCGAAAAATTGCGACCCTGAAAACGCTCAACGGAGAAAAGCATGGAGGATGTGAACGATCCGGATTGTTGTCGTCGAAGTTTCGCAGCCTCGATCAAAGACACGGCGAAGCGACTTCTCGAGGATCCGACGATTGCCCCTCGCGCCGTGGCGAAAGAGCGGATGGCAATCTGTGAAAGCTGCGACCGTTACCGCAGCGACAGTCAAACCTGTGAGGTTTGCGGTTGTTTCATGCCGCTGAAGACTGCGTCAGCCAATATGCGGTGCCCCATTGACAAGTGGGAGGAGTGGAAGCGTGGAAATTGAGCGTCTGCTATTTCAGGTTACACCCCACCTTGTAGAAGATTTCGTCACCGCCGACAATCAAGTCTGGCTCCCTTGGCTTCAACGTCAACGTGGCTTCTTGCGCAAGACCCACTCAGTCAACCCTGGGGGAATGGTCGAGACGTTAATCTTCTGGAAGGATTCTCAATCTCGCAAGAAAGCTGAAAGATCGCCAGAACTTGCAACGATCGAGCTCATGTTCCGAAACCGCATCGGCTCAATTTACCGGCTCGTGAGTTCCAGCTAAACTGTTTTCGGAGTGCAACACAGGTTTTGCTCAGTTAGCTATCTGGTGAAAGCACCCGACTCATAATCGGATACAGGCGAGTTCGATCCTCGCACTGAGCACCTTGTCCCCTTGGCGTAATTGGTAGGCGCGGCGCACTTAAAATGCGCTGACAGTAGTCGTGCCGGTTCAAGTCCGGCAGGGGACACCTTGGAGAGAGTCCGGTTCGGTCGAGGACTCCGTTTCGAGAGCGGTCGGGGGATAAAACCCTTCGCAGGTTCGAGTCCTGTTCTCTCCGTTAGTTACGAACTTCCTCGTAACTACCCAATTTACAATCTTAGTAACAACATACTATGGCTATCGAAAATCGTGACGACGTGGTGAACGTTCTCGTTTCCCGCGTTTGTGAAAACGCTCCCCTGCGCGAGCTGATTCGTGTTTACAGCGAAGCTGTCCAAGCTGCTGTAAGCCAAATGGACGACGACGGACTTCTTCGTGCGATCGTTCAAGCTGGTTACCCTGACATCCTTGAGGCCTTCGGCCTGACGCTCCCTGAGGCCACCGAGGAGCCCGCTGCGGAGCCTGCCGCTGTGTGAGGGACGGTGGGCCTAGCCACCGGTTGAGGCCCGCTGCAGGCTGTTTTCGACGGGTAGGGTTTCCCCTACCTTCTTAGGGCGGTTTCCCGGCTTTACGGGGACCGCCTTTTGAGCTATGCTTGAAGCATGAATAAACCGACCTACACCGCCATTTTCTATCACCATTCTCTCGAGCCAATTGTGCAAAACATCTCCAAGGAGTGTGAGTTCGTAGAACTTTGCGAAATGTTCCCTACCGACTGGGCTCATTTGATGGACTTGCGCACTGGTGAGATTGTTTCCTCCTGGAGCAACGCAGACGTATCATGGAAAAACAACTAGAATGAAGATACCCAACTGGCTACACAACTCAGGAAAGCCTAAGCAGACCAAGGGTCTGTGCAAGGGCCAAGTACGTGCCCGCAAACAGGCGCTTCGCGCCCTGAAGAAACAACTTCTCCTGGTGAAATGACCCAAGAAAATCAACTCAACTTTTTCAGCAGTGTGAACATGGATGGTAAAGTGTGCGAGAGGTGCGGTAAGGGGACGTATGAAATCGCAGACTTAAACGACGAAATTCAGAGTGAACGTCACTGCACCATGTGCGGGCATTTTACGAAGGTGTGGAAGGACGGGTGGACGGTTAACCGTACCTAACAGGGCGGTTTGCCCCCCTTTCCAAAACAGCCAAACCACGCTATAGTTATATCATGAACAAAGTCCTCTGCCACCTCGGCGATCCCCGTCAGTCCAAGCCCGAAACTCTGCAAGAGTATGGTAAGCTTCGCGAGCGTATGATTCAGCGTCCCTGGGAGTCGCTTCACGAGCACGAATTCATTCGCCTTGTGACCGAGAAAGGTTGCCCTTTTTACGGCGGTCTCCTGAACGGTCGCGATCTGATGGAACTTCAGTTTGAAAAGCTCTGCTGGCGCACTCAAACCATTGTCGGCCTTGACTTTGACGTTTGCGAAGTTTCCGGTAACGACATGGTTCAGTGGTTTGACTACTTCGACATGAAGCCCTGGCTCGGTTACTTCACCTTTTCCAACGACGGTCGTTTCCGCAACCAGTCTTATCGCCTGCTGTGGCGTGTTGAAACTGACCTGAATCTGTCATACGACGAGTGTGCTCGCGCCCTGAAAGCTATGCGTGCTCAGTCTGGCAACCTTGCTGACAAGCATGCAGCGAATCCCACTCGCATGTGGCAAGGAACCAACTGCGGGTTCTTTCACTACGCTCACGACGCGAAGCGCCTCAACCTGAAGGAGCTTGCTTACAACGCTCAGATGCCCACTGTTTTGTCTTTTGCTTAAGAATATGAAACTCTACCGATACAAGAAAGACGGGCACCTTTATACTCTTTGTGAGCAGTTGAGACCATTCTATAATCTTATAGCAGTTCCTTATTTTCCAAATCAGGGAGTTCTTGTTAAAAGTAAGAGGAGTGTTTCTATGAATGACTTTACTGTGGTTGCTGAACGATGACTGAACGAAAAGTCAGAGTCGAAGCACTCAGCGCCAAGGCGAAGAATCGCCTAGCAAACTCAATGGATGGCAACCCGCTGTGCATTGTCGAACAGGACACTGGCGGGGAACTCTTCCTTGCCGCCGAAAACCGCAAATACTTCTTCTGGGTGTCTACTCGGACCGGCAGCAACCGTTTCGGAAACTTGCAGGACAAACACTGGAAAATTGCAGAGGATGAAGAATGACTGAACCTCATAAAGACCCTAAGTTAATTAAAGAGTTGCGTGAAATAACTGGTGCCGGGATAATGGATTGCAAGAAGGCATTATACTCAACAAATGGAGATATTAAGAAAGCGATTGCTTATATTAATGAACACCTAAGTTCGTATCATACTATTTAAAGACTTATGACTAATTACAAAACCGAACAAGCAAAAAAGTTCTTTATGCCTATATGGATAAGGAAAAAGATTTGTCTCAACCCAAACTTCTTATTCATACAATCAAAGAAATCATCAATCAATACTCATCTTCTCTTCCACCAGACCCCAATATGGACGAGTTTTATGCTAGAATGTATGGAGGAGATAGTGTGATTTATGTGGATGAACTTTTGACTCTTATTAATGAACTTGAGGCACTATGACTATTGCAGAATTGATTGAAAAACTGAAAGAGTATCCACAAGATTTGAGAGTGGTTGTTCGTGGTTATGAGATGGGAGTAAATGATGTTAGTCATTTTGAAGAACTTGAAATCTTACTGGACTACTATGATGCTTGGTATTATGGAAAACACGAAGAGGCACGTTTGTGGAGGACCGAAAATACAACTCACGAAAAAGTTCCAGCACTTAAACTTTGTGGAGAGTGAAGAATGACTGACGAACAAATCCTTGAACTTGCTGAAACCTATGGGATTGGTGTTAATAAATACAAAATCTGTATTTGTTGGAAAGACGAACTCTTGAAGTT